ACGCTTCGACGGCCCGGGTCGTGAACGATTTTTTTCCGGCGTGATCGCGCCTTAAGTTTCAGGATCGGCATGCAAGAGACGATCACAATCCGCTGCCGCCGTTGCGGTGAACCGGCGGCGATGCCGTATCGCGGAGCGGGTCGCAGGCCGACATTTTGCGGGGACTGCAAAGAGGCCGCGTATCGCGAAAATCGTACGGCCAGAAAGCACGAGGCCCATTCAAACACAAAGCCAGCAAGGGTGGCCGCCAAGCGAGAAAGAGCCACTGGGGCTGCGCCAAATAGGACCGGGAGGACTGGTCAGGAGTATCAGTTCGAATGCCTGGTCTGCGGCAAAGCTGAGGTTGCGCTCGTCACCTCGACAGGCAGGCGTCGGAAATTCTGTGCCGAGTGCAAGCGGCCAAACGGCGGGCGCCTTAGATCGAAGCCTCTTTGCCCTTGCTGCGGCGAGAAGAAGGAGGTGCGCCGCAAAAAGCTCTGCGATACATGCGCCGCGCTTGCCGAGCGTATCCGCCTGCAGGTGAGAGCCAGAGTTTCCGGGAAGAAATACGATGCCGCAATTCGCCGAGCGTTGAGGGGCCAATACAAGACTTCGACGCTTAGCGACCGGCTCGGCTACTCGACCGCAGAACTGAGGAAGCACATCGAGAGATGCTTCAAACCAGGCATGACGTGGAGCGCCTTTCATAAGGGCGATATCCATATTGACCATATTATCCCGCTAAAGACCTTTGATCTCACCGATCAAAGTCAGGTTCGCAGCGCCTACGCGCTTACCAACCTTCAGCCGATGTGGGCCAAGGACAACATTGCCAAGGGCGGAAAAGTCCTGACCCTCATCTGAACGCACAGGCCCGCAATGTCCGACACCGCCCCGCGCGCAATTATCGATGCAGAGATATCGACGCAGGAAGCATGCGCCCTGCTTGGCCTCACGGCACCGCGGCTGACACAGCTGATCAACAGCGGGCACATCGAGCGGAGCGGGCGGGCGCGCTATCGGATCTCGGCTCTGGTGACCGGCTATGTGCGGTTCCTGAAGGAAGGCGCGAAGCGAGACACAAAGACCGCGAGCCTGGCTCGAACGCAGGACGCGCGGGCTCGGGAGATCGAGCTGCGCATCGCGGAAAAGACGCGCGAGCTGATCTCGCGCGAGGATGCAGAGGTGGCCTTGGACCTGGTGGTTGGCGCGGTGAACGCGGTTCTCACCGGATTTGCCGCCAGGGTGACGCGCGAGGTCAGCGTTCGCCGGCAGATCGAGGCGGAGATCTATGAAGCGAAGCGGAAAATCAGCGAAGCTCTCGCCAGCGGTAAAGGCGTTGTTGCAACGGGCATCGACGCTTCTGACACCGACGGCGCTGACGCATCCTGACGACTGGGGGCGGTGCCGTGTCTATGCCGAGACGAGCGGCGTGCCGGGCCCTCGCGACCCGACCGTCACCGGATACATGATACCCTTCGGGCGCAGGATCCACGCGGGGACGCACCGGCGGGTTGTGGCCGTCACGTCGGCGCAGTCTGGCAAGACGGAGACCTTCCTCGACTGCATCGGCGCGCGGATCGACCAGCGCCCTGCCCCGATCCTCTACGTCGGCCCCGGCCGGGACTTCGTTAAGGACCAGTTCGAGCCGCGCCTGATGGAGCTGCTGAACCAGGCCGATAGCCTACGGGCCAAGGTCACGCGCGGCCGGGCCGCGAAGAAGCTGCTGAAGGTGGTGGGCGGCGTCCGTATCCGCCTGGCCTATGCGGGTTCGTCCTCGAGCCTGAAATCAGACCCTTTCGCTCTGGGCTTTGTGGACGAGTACGACGAGATGATGGGCAACATCAAAGGTCAGGGCGACCCCCTGGGGCTGGCCGAGGCGCGGGGCGATACCTACGCCGACTTTGTGACTGCTGTCGTCTCGACCCCCTCGCAGGGGTTTGTCGCCACCGAGATCGACCCGGTGAACGGGCTAGAAATGTGGGCGGTCGGCGATCCGGAGCAGATCTCGTCGCCCATCTGGCGGCTGTTCCAGCAGGGGACACGACATCACTTCGCATGGGCCTGCCCGCATTGCGCCGACTATTTCGTCCCGATGCGCAAGCATCTGAAGTGGGAGAAGGGGGCGACCCCGGCGCAGGCGCGGCGCGAGGCATTCGTGGAATGCCCCAACTGCGGTGGGGTGATCCAGGAGCACCACAAGGCGGAGTTGATCGCCGGCGGGGTTCAGGTGGCGCCGGGGCAGACGATCGAGGAGGCGCGCGAGGGCATCAACGAGCCCGACTGCGAAACCTGGTCGTGCTGGACCTCGGGGCTCTGCTCGCCGTTCCAGACCTTCGGGGACCGGGCGGCGAAGCTGCTGCAGGCGCAGGAGACGGGCGAGCCGGACAAGATCCAGACCGCCGTGAACGCCGGCTTCGGCGAGCTCTACGACGCGGCCGAGAATGCCGACGTGCCGACGCACGAGGCGGTGCTGAAGCACCGCCAGCCCTACAGGGCCTGGGATCTGCCGGCTGGGGCGCTGCGGCTGGTGATGGGCGTCGACGTGCAGGGCAACAGCCTGTATTGGGGCATCCGCGCCTTCGGGGCGCGGGGCACCTCCTGGCTGATCGCCTATGGCCAGCTCTACGGGCCGACCTCGCAGGACGACGTCTGGACCGACCTTGCCGACCTGATGCTGCAGCCGATCGGCGGCATGACGATCGAGCGGGTGTTCATCGACAGCGGCTTCCGGCCCGGGCGGCCGGATCAGGTGCCGGAGCACAAGGTCTATGAGTTCGTCCGGCGCTGGTCGTTCATGGCCGTCGCGACCAAGGGCAAGGACGTGCAGCACCCGCCCTACCGGGTGTCGCCGATCGAGGTGAAGCGGGACGGGAAGAAGGCCGGCTATTCCATCAAGCTGGTGTGGCTCTCGACCGACTTCTTCAAGTCCCTGGTCATGGCGCGGCTGAACACGCCCCTGGACGCGGTCGGGGCCTTCTACCTGCACGAGGAGGTGCAGGAGGATTACGCGCGGCAGGTCGTGTCCGAGGCGCGCGTGATCGAGAAGGGCAAGCCGGTCTGGAAGCAGCGGGCGCGGGATAACCACTATCTCGACGTCGAGGCCCTGATGGCTGCGGCGGCCTATTCGCTGAACGTGCAACGGATCCCGGAGGGCGTCGAGCCCCCCGTCGAGGCAGCATCGGGCGCTGACCCCGGGGCTGGCTCCGCTCCCGCGGATGCTCCGGCGCCGCCGCCTCGTCCTGTTCCTCCCGGGGCAGGAAGCGGCGGCGCCGGGCTGCGGGATCGCTTCGCGCGCATGGGCGCGCGGCTCAACCGATAACCTGCCGGGGCCGGCCTGATAGGCCGCCCTGCACCAATCCCTAGAGGTTCCGATGGCGGATTTGAATGGACCGTTCCCCCTGCAGGCGCGCACGGTCGATGTGGACAAGATGCTGGCGGCCGAGGACTTCGCGATCGCGGCCGAGGGATCGAAGAACTCGGCGAGCACCGCGGCAAGCCAAGCGAATGCCCACCGGCTCGCGGCAGAAGCTGCTGCCGCCGCAGCCGCAGAAAGTGCAGCTTCGACGGTTGACGGAAAAAGCGCCTACGAGGTTGCGGTGGACAACGGCTTCGTAGGGGATGAGACGGAATGGCTGGCTTCTCTGACTGGACCGCAAGGCGACCCTGTCGTGATCACTGTCGCTGTCGATCAAGCGGCTTTTGATGCGGCAACCCCGGCTGAGAATGAATTGGTGATCCTGTATGCCGAAGATTAATCTTAAAAGCGCGGTCGCGATTAAGAACAGCGGGGGCGAGATAATTTCCCTTCGCGCCCCCGGCGGTTCTTGGCATCGTCCTGATATGAGCCCTGCCGTTCTGGCGCTGCTCGCTGGCCGGAAAGGGTGTTGGTTCGAGTGGGGTGATAGAAGCACGCTGTTTCAGGATGAGGCGTGGTCGGTTCCAATTACGGCTCCGGGGCAAATCTGTAAAAGCTACCTCGATAAGAGCGGCAACGGAATGCACATGTATTCTGCTGTCGGGCGGCAATATCTGCTTGACGCTGCTGGCCGTGGCTATCTCGGCGGCGAAACCGGCGGATTTCGCACGGTCGCCGGCGCTGACTTCAATGGGTGCGCGGCAATTCACGTGTTCGCCGCAATCCGCAAAGAAAGCACTCAGGCCGGCGCTGGAACGGTTGTCGAGCTTGGCACGAACTTTTCATCCCAGAAGCCTTCAGTGCTGCTACTTGCCCCGTATCTCGCCAACGGCAATTATTCGTTCCGCATGGGCATGGGGGCGCTTACGGCAACCGCAACTGCTGCCGGTTTCCCCTATGGGGCCACGGACATCGTGGAAGGTCTGGCTGACCCTGTTGGCGACGTGGTTTCGGCCGCCGTCAACGGCGAGGTGATCGCGACAGACACTACCGCGACCGATGGAGCATTTTCGGCCTCGCGAGTGCTCTACACCTTTATGCGCGCCGCTACGTCCAACCCTTTCATCGGCCGCGGATACGGCCTAATCATGATCGGCACCAGCGCTGCGGATCCTCTTGAGCCAGAAGAGAAAGCGGTCGTTCGCGCGTACACCCGGCAGAAAGCTGGCCCGCGCTATTCCAAATTCCCGGCGCACCACATCCTGATGATGGGCCAATCTCTTGCTGCTGGTGTGGCCGTGAACGGCACCACGATCCGGGAGCAAACCTTCGACAACATCATGCCTGCCGGCGGTATCCATGATGGATCTCCCGACGCCCAGGGCATCACGGGCGCCCCGACGGCTTCCGGCTTTGTGCCGCTGACTTTCTTGGCGCAGGGGCCTGGAGAGAGCCCGATCGTCGCCTGTGGCAACCAGATCACGGCATTTTCTGGCGGCACGCATCGCGTGCTGGCCTCATGCTGCGCTCGCGGAAGCCAGAGCATTCTGTCCATAGAGAAGGGAGGGAATGGCTATTACGA